GCATCGTATTTCATAACACTACCCACAGCGCCCAGACTATGCCATACATTACGGCACATCCGATTATTCCAATTGATAGACATATCCAGAAATCGTGCCATTCAGAGCGGGTCATAATTGATTTTGATTTGTCTCTCATTCCACACCGCCCATCTTAGCTATCTCAATCGCCTTGTCAAGATAGAGACCAAGCTCCTCAATCGCAACATTGGTTGCTGAGTATAATTGGCTTAACTGCTTGTCATAAACGAATACAAAGTATCCGTTGCTTACATCCTGACAGGTGACATGGGTATCACCTACCCAAAGCGAGTAAGCTCCTGGCATGTAAGGTTTCATTCCCTTACTTGTGCATAATTCATGTTGTGTCATTTTGTTGTCTCCTTCCACCGATCAGCTTTATTTGCCGTGAAGCACTGATCGATATGGCTACAATATAAGTGACCTGCATAAAATGTCAAGAAAAAAGATGTAAAAAAGCGTAGAAAGTAGTAAATACAAAATGTAAGTTATTGTAGGATATTGGATTGCATGCTCAAAATAAATTATGGCACGTGACCAATTAACACTTGACAGGATATTTAGCTATGCTAAGTTTGGCTCATGAAACGAATAAAAGAACAAAAACGAGTCACCAATCAGATCGAAGCCAAAGAAGGCATGTCATGCGGGACGTGTAAAATTCGTGGCAATTGTGATACTGTCAAATACATAGCGACTGAGGACTTGTTTGCGTATATTTGTGGAAAGTATAGGAATGACGAGAAGGGGTGCTTTGCGTGAAAGCCAAAGAAGAGACTAAGGCAAATCGAAAACCACGACCACCAAAGCCGGATCCGGTAGGTCAAACAAATACTACTCACAAAAAAGAAGCCATGCTAAACGCCCTTGAAGGCTCGCATGGGATAGTTTCTAATGCTGCCCGAAAAGCCAATATTTGCAGAAGCACACATTACGAATGGATGGGGACTGATCCCGAATACAAGAAGGCAGTAATTGAGATTCAGGATGCCCAGTTAGACTTTACTGAAAGCATGCTATATGGACAGATCGCAAAAGGTGACACCACCGCCATTATATTCCATTTGAAGTGTCAGGGCAAGCGGAGAGGATATTCAGAGACCGCAAAACTTGAGGATGAGAGTAAACCACAGACAGCCGGATTTGACTGGAAACCACTATGAAGGTGAAAGCCATACTTGGACTTTACCCGCACCAGATGCAATATGTTACCGGCAAGCATAAGCACGAAGCCATTATTGCCGGCTACGGCTCCGGTAAAACGTACTCAAACGTCATGCGCACTCTTTACCTTTTGGAGTTACGCAAGGGCAAGGCTTACATTTTCTATTGTGCCCCGACCTACGACATTGTCAGCTCCACATATTACCCTTTGCTTATCGAGACACTGGAGCTACTAAATATCCGCTATCATGAGGATAAAGCACATAGATTGATATTGATAGACACTCCCGAATTGAAGGGCACTATCAAGCTAATATCCCTTGAGAATTTCAAGTATCTCGTGGGCTTTACGGCAACTGATGGCATACTTGACGAATTTGATGTCTTGCCACAATCCAGACAAAAGCCGATATGGGTAAGGGCACTGGCTCGCTTGCGTGGATGTCAGGACGCAACTCTATCTATTACCACGACACCCGAAGGGCATAAATACACATACGAACTTTATAAGTCTAAAAAGATACATCAGATCACGGCAAGCACCACCGATAATAAGTCACTTCCAGAATCGTTTGTAGAGGATCTCATGGACTCTTACGATGATGCGCATGTTGCTATGTATATCAATGGTCAGTATGTCAATCTGAACGGCTTGCGAGCTATGTATAATTATGACGAGAGACAGCTTATTGACCCGATAGATATTAGCCAAATACCAATCAATATCAATGTGGGTATGGACTTCAATGTTGACCCGTTCTGCCTGTCTGTTTCGTATATGACAGAGGATGGCAAGAAGATCACATTTGACGAAATGTTTATTCATAACGCTCAGGGCTGTAATGGCTACGCATCATTTACAGACAAGACTGCGTTATTACTATTGCAAAGATACCCAAATCTATGGTATCAACAGCACATTGACCCATCTGTCCCCAAAGTATATAACATTGAAATACGTCCCGATATGACAGGAAACAGCAGAGAGACACAGTCAAACACTACTGATATTAATATCCTAAAGAAATACGGCTTTTCTATTCGTGGAAAGTCTAATCCACCAGCGTCAAGCCGGCTCAAGATTGCCAATATCGCACTTCAAAAAGGGCTTTGGCTTGTCACTAAAAACTGTGAGAACCTGATTAGAGATATGGAAATGTGCGTCACTGATGAGTATGGCGAATTGAAAAAGAAAAACATTGATAAGGATCGGACTCACATGCTGGACGCTACGACTTATGACGTGTTCCAGACGTTCCAAGAGTTAATCTATCGGAAGCCAAGCAAGAGGGAAATATGATTGAATCCATGCAAATAAAAGCTAAAACAGCAGATGAGCGCAGGCGCATGATAAACGCTGCTATTGCCATTGATTTTTATAATAATCAGCAACGTCAATACATGGAATACGTCTGCGCTAAAACATATCCTGAAACTTGGCTTGATATGCAGAACTATATCTCCACAAACGGCATTACACAGCAGATCATAGACGAGACCGCTGTCTTGTTTCAAGTTCCTGCAGAGATTAATGTTGATACCGACAATGAGGAAATTAAGGCCACGTTCCAGACGATGCTTTCAGATTCAGAGATATGGAAAAAGCTCATTGTAGCAGATAGAATGGCAGAGCTGACAGGCAAGGTCGGATTAGTCCCACGCTGGCACACCACAGATAAACGTGTTGTAATAGACGTGATCACACCAGACAAGTGTTTTGTCGTGCAAGACAAAGACGACCCTACAAAGGCCTCTACGGTCTATTATGCCGTTGATAGAGACACTGACACCAGACTCGCAACACCAATCACCATATACGCAAAGTGGACACGTGAAAGCTATTCGGAAGTCCAGTTAAATAAAGATTTCATCGAATTAAAAACAGTAACAGAGCCAATACCTAATCAATACGGCACAATTCCTGTCGTATGGATTTCGCCTTTAATCGAGGTTGACTCGTTTTGGGTTGACCACGGCTACCCGTTAATTGAAGGGAACATAAACATCAACCTACGAGAAAGCAACCTCGACTTGGCTCTGGATTTCCAATCATTTTCAACGCTAATCGTGACAGGCTATGAGTCTGGAAAAGACATCAAGGTAGGAATTACACGCAGGATAGATTTTGATAGTGGAGATTATGGTAATGCAACGACACCTGACGCCAAGTATATCACTCCAGATGCCAAACTCGACACCGTAGCGCAAATCATTAACGCAAGGAAAGTAACGCTTGCCAAACAGTTCGGGCTTAGTGAGTCCGCATTCAATCATGACACGGCCTCGATAAACTCAGGTTATCAACTCAGGCTGTCAAAGCAGGGAGTTATCACACGCAATAATCTAAAGCAAGAGATATATCGCAAGCCGATAATTGATCTCGTTAAAAACGCTACAATCTGCTATACAAAGAATACGGCATTTAGATTCCCTGAGGACATCAAGATTGACGTGAACTTCGGAAAGATCGTATTTGATAGTAATCCGATTGAAACAGTGGCATTGCAACAGCAGAAGATCATGTCAGGTATGATGAGCCTTGCCGATGCTATCCGTGAGAACAATCCAATGTTTACGCAAGAGGAAGCAATCGAGGAAGCTAAACGCATCAGAGACGAGCAGGCGCAGATTAACGGGATAGCTTCAATCTTGCCTGCGGATTTGGGGATATAAATGTCAGTAGCAGATAAGCAAGTATCGGCATTTGAGACGGGATTAGTCAAGGCTTTGGAGAATCTAAAGTCTCTTATTCTGCTCAATGCCAAATCTGGCTATCTGTTTACAGCCAATGCCGAAGCTCGTATTCGATACGCTCCTGAGCTTTATAATGGCATCATTGACTCTATTGCTAAGTCAGGATATTACGAGACTGTACGGGAACTTGTGGGCTCTGATAAGGAACTGATTGAAGAGGTTAAGTCTATGAGATCGGGAGCTGGCTTGCCGACTGAGTTTTCAGCAAGCTCAGCAGAGGCACTGACAGCATTTCAAAACCTGGAACTTGCTCAGTTCAGGGCAATCAGTGACCAGTTCGCTAATTCCCTTCACGTGGAGTTAATGAATTTTGCGCTGTCAGGCACTACAGAATTGGATTTCATCAATGCCATTAGCTCAAAACTAAATGACAACCTAATGAAATATTCGATCACCTATGCCATGACATCACGTGCTCAGTTCT